CCTTAGAGGTTAGTCAGGTTCACGACTACCTATCAGCAAAGTGGTTAATGTAAATTATGAACGAAGAAACTACATCTGTTCGGATTACTCAAGCCGACATCTACAAGAAGCAACTTGAGCATGGACAAATTCTTATCCAAGTGTTGCAGAAACTAGATCACCTTGACGATGTGCCGGAAAGAATCAGAGAAGTAGAACTCACCCTTGCCAGACTTGCTTGGATTGAGCGAGTTGCATATACAGGCTTGACGGCCGCAATAGTTTCAATAATCGGTTTACTACTAACAGTGATAGGAAAATAATGAGCTGGTATCCAAAGGTTGCAGGAATAAAGGACAACGGATTCGGTGGCTCTCGTAATGGGCAAGCCATCAACGGAGTAGTCATTCACCATGTGGCAGGAACCAACGGCCTCAACTATGTTGCCAACAAGAACTCAAGAAACTCTCACCCGACTTATCACATCTCCAACTCAGGTGCTGTAACAGGAATTGTAAACCCAGAGCGCAGACCTTACTCAACAGGTGGTCAGCCTGACCCTAGTGCTGTGACCTTCGAGATTGACAACTCATCTGTCGGTGGAGATTGGCCTGTGTCATCTGCTGCTATCGAGGCTTTGATAGATGTCATTGTTTTTCATGCAAGCATCTCTCCAAGAGCTAACCGAGGCTTTGCTAAGAACAGCAAGACACAGATACAGCGTGAGTTCTACATTGCTTGGCATCAGCAGTATTCAGCCACAGCTTGCCCAGGGCCATTCATACTTTCACAGCTTGACTACATAGTTGCCGAGTGCAACAAGAGGGCAGCTCAGGCAGTCGCACCTGTCGCACCAGTTATTCCAACCCCAGCACCGACCCGAAAGAAACCAAGGCTAGTTAGATGGCTAAGGCGTGGGTCAATAGGCTCGAATGTTGTTTACCTTCAGAGCGTTCTAGGTCTAAAGCGTGATGGTCAGTTTGGCCCAGTTACCGAGGCTAGAGTCAGACAGTTCCAGCGTGAGCAGGGCATCAAGGTAGATGGCGTGGTTGGCTGGGTTACTTGGGGCAGACTTCCATAGGTATTGCCCTATAAAGCCCTGTAAGCCCCGTAGACGGGTTTTTGGCTTTGGCAAGGGAATCACTTAGGCTAAGCCCTGTAAAACCCTCTACGAGCCTCACAGCCCCTCAATTTCTTGCTGGATAGCGTTTATTCGGTTGGGTAAACTGATAGGACAAGATGAAAGGCTACAAATGCTAAACCCAACACCTGAAACTCGTAAATGGATTTACGGAGTTATTGCCGCAATCGTTCCACTATTGGTCGCTATCGGTATCTTGTCTGAGGAACTTGCCTCACCGCTACTGAATGTCTTTGCCGCAATCTTGACTGTTACAGGATCAGCTCTTGCTATCCGTAACGTTCCAAGCAACGAGGACTAAGCTCTTAGCTTCTGGCGTTCCTCAGCAGTAGTTCCACCCCAGATGCCTTGCATCCCTGCCGATAACGCATAGTCAAAGCACCTCAGTCTTACAGGGCAATCAGCGCAGACTTCTTTTGCTACCTGCACCATTGACTTTCGAGTTGCTGGGTCATGCTCATCCTCTGGGAAAAAGACCTCTGGTACTTGGCTACAATCAACGCCGTCATTGTTTCTTATTGCTTCTTGCAACTCAATATATTTGCGTTCAATCTGGCGTAATGTCATAGGCTCACATTAGAGTAAAGACACACTAAATAGCAAAGCCACGCCGAGAGAGTTAGCGTGGCCTTGCGACAAGGAAAAGAGAGGGAAACCTTGCCAGTAAATAAATTACCAGCCGAAACTAACGAGTTATTTGATGCAGTCCTACTCGGTGACTTTGCCAACGGCAGTCAAGAGTGGCACGATCTACGCAACGAACCAGGCTCGGTGGGGGGAAGTGACATTGCCTCAATCGCCGGATTGTCCCCATACGAGTCATGCATTACAAAGTGGGCAAAAAAGACAGGACAGATTCCTGACGAGGTAACACCCAATATGAGTATGAAGCTCGGTACAAAACTTGAAGCACCGATACTCGACTTGTTCGCTGACGAACATCCTGAGTTAGAAATCTACGAAACAGGAACATGGGCAAACAAAGAAAACCCTTGGGCTAGGTCTAACCCTGATGGACTTTACAAAACCGCTGATGGTGAGTGGGGAATTGTCGAGGTCAAGTTCAGTAGAGATTACTGGTCAGGTGTTCCACAGGCTTACCGAGCGCAGGTGCTTTGGTACATGAGAGTCTTTGGAATCAAGCAAGCTAAGTTAGTTGCACTCGCAGGGTCGAGCTACATGGAGTTTGACATTGAGTGGGATGAGTTCGAGGCTGAAACACTTTGGGATGCTGCTGTGAGATTCCGTCAGGCTTGCCTAGACATGAAAATGCCTTATTGGGATGGCAGCAACTCGACACTTGAAACAGTCAGAGCCTTGTCGCCTGGTATCTCAGACAGCGAGGTTGACCTTGATGACTTGGGTATGCACTACATAAACTCGGTCACAGACTTTGAGAAGGCTAATGCCAAAATGACAGAGCTAAAGGCTAGAGTTATACAAGCAATGGATGGGGCAAAGCGAGGTCTAATCTACGGAGAGCATCTGCTCAGTCTTAGATCAAGAGCTGGTGGCGCACCTTACCTACACCATGAGAAAGGGAAGTAAATGCCACAGTTCAACCTGAACGATTATGAGCCGGTAGAGCAAAGAGTAAAACGCTTTTACAAGGATTACAAAGACGGCAGGATAATCACCGACAACATCACCACAGCCCAAGACCGACAGGTTGGCACTTGGGTAACTAAGAGCTACATCTACCTAACAGCCGAGGATCAAGAAAAGAACTTACCAAAGGCAACAGGTCTAGCGTTCGAGGTGGACTCTAACAAAGGGCCACAGGCAACATCGGCACTAGAGGTCTGTGAAACCAGCAGCATCGGTAGAGCATTAGCCAACGCAAACTATTCAGGAAACAAAAGAGCCAGCCGAGAGGAAATGGAAAAGGTCGCCAGAGATGCAAGACCAAAAGCAACAGCTAAAGATTGGCTGGCAATGTCCGAAGCGTTGGGGAGTGACATCGAGGGTTTACGATTGTTGTATAGCGAAGCCAAAACAGGTGGAGCATCAACCGCAACTCTCGACAAGATCAAGGCAATAGCTAATGGACTCACAGGCAAAGAGGATTCTGATAGCGTCAATTCTTGAAACTCAAGAGTGCCTACAAGAACAATTCATGCTTGGTGAGTTTGACCTAGTAAGTACCATCTGGCAACTTCAAAGAGAGAGGGCAACAAGACTAAAAAATGGAAATTATTACACCAGGCCACATAGTCGAGGAACTACAAAGGCTGACGAAAGAGATGGACAAGGGAGCTAACGCTCTCTACGATGCTGAGTGCAAGCTGGCAGATGCAGACTCGGCGTATGACCGAGCTATCTCACTAGCCTTCATCAACAACTCAGGAACTGTGGCAGACCGACAGGCTGTGGCTAAGTTGCAAGCAGTAGAGGAAAAGCTCAAGGCTGACCTAGCTAGGGCTGAATACAACCGCATCAAGACCAAGATGAAAACCTTGTCAGACCAAGCAACCATGATGGCTGTAATGAGCAAGAATGTCGAACTCCAATGGAGACACGCCTAGCTGGTAGCCTTATCGAGTGATAGCGGAAACCTGCTCTTGTGGGGCAAAATTCAAGACTGACGAACCTAAGCCAGCCACGCTTGTTCGAGAGTGGCGTCGTAATCACACCTGTCAAACCGACAACACCGACAACACCGACATAGTTGAAGCTGTCAATGGTGGCGTATCAGAAACCACAATCGCTTTGGGCTTCCAACCTGGAGAGATGCCAGCCAAGATTTACGATCCGTTCGATGACTAAAAAACAATTCCAGAAATACCTAGAGCGTGACTTGGGCTGTTGGCATTGTGGCTCAACAGGCGATGACCTTATTCCTCACCACCGGCAAAACAGGGGCATGGGTGGCAGCTCAGCTAGAGATGTCCCAAGCAACATCGTTCCCTTATGTGCTGATGCTAACTCAAGGCTAGAGTCTAACGCCGAGTTCGCCGAGCTAGGCCGTAAGCTGGGCTGGAAGCTGAGGAACCATGAGAACCCTCTTGAAGTGCCTATCTTTGGGCATGGTGGCTGGTGGCTACTCAACGATGACTTTACAAAAGACCTGCTGGAAAGTGACCCTGAATACTTTTAAGGTGCTACTGTAAAGACATAACAGAATAAAAGATGCCCCCTAGAAGGTGAACTCCTAGAGGGCGTTGATAACCAACAATCGAGCTGTTGGCATCTAGATAAGTCTAATGCCAACCTTTACAAAAGGAAGGCATTTTATGCTTAACTGGGACAACAAAAAACTAGCGGAGATTCTGCCGCACTACGCAAACAACATTTTCATGGCAGAGATGGACTACAAGGCTCAAGGTCTTGATGCCGGTGACTGGGCAATGCTGGTCAAGGAAGCGTTCGAGTCAAAAGTAATCTCACCGACTGTGATGATGGTCATGCTCGACAGGGCTAGTGTTGCCTAATGCCACTTATCAGAGGACACCACAACTTCGATGACCACTTTACCCAGATACCTAACGACTGGGTAAGGGATTCGAGGCTCACACTCAAAGCAATAGGACTGCTAACGCAACTGATGTCCCACCGACCTGGTTGGAACATGAGCATAAGCAGCCTAGCTCGGTTCAACAAGACCGGAGTGGACACAATAAAATCGGCAGTCAAAGAGCTTGAACTCTATGGCTACCTAAAGAGATCAGAGAAACAAGAACATAACGAGGATGGAACCTTTGCCGATTATGTTTGGACTACGGCTGACCCCTTCCAAAACCCCGATACGGTGAAACCCGCTAGCGGTAAACAGGACACAAAGAACACTATTACTAAAGAACAACAACCTATTAAGAATAAACAAGAGAATACAGATACTGGCTTTGATAAGTTTTGGGAGATTTACCCTAAAAAGATAGCCAAAGCAGATGCACTAAAAGCCTGGAACAAAGCAATCAAAAGCAAAACCGCTGATGAGTTATTGAAGCTGACCAAAGCCTACGCTGAGGGAAAGTTGCCAGAGCTAAAATACATTCCCTACCCAGCCTCCTGGCTAAACAAGGGACTCTATGAGAGTGTTGAAGTCGCTGAAGCAAAACCATTGCCTAAGCTATTCATCGGGAGAGTGAAATGACACAGTTCGAGCAGTCGGTAATCGGATCAGTCCTGCTGACCAACGGCAAGGCACTTGAGGAACTGACACTCGCACCCAGCGACTTTGATGACAT